CTGGAATCGTCCGAACGTGCCATTGATGCCACCGAGGATCTGTTCCGGTACAAGGACGGCAAGCCGGTATTGCCGAAAGGCAGAGAGCGGATGTTCCGCAGCTATGAGAAAACGGACGGGCAGTCCTTTATCAATACCTTTTCTCCGGAAGTCCGGGACACTGCCTATTTCCATGCGTTCAATCAGATTTTGCGGCGGATCGAGAATGCGGTGGGGCTTTCCTACGGCACACTCTCCGAAGTATCCGATGTGGAGAAAACCGCAGAGGAAGTGCGGAGTTCCAAGCAGCGGAGCTTTTCCAGAGTGAAAGACATTCAGGAGAACCTGCGGAACGCACTGGAGCAGATGCTCTATGGAATGCAGTTCTATCAGGACTACTACCGCAGTCAGAGCAGTCCGCCGGTCAAGGCAACCTTTGCCTTTGGGGACGGTGTGCTGGAAGATCCGGACGTGGAGTATCAGCGGCGTGTGCAGATGGTACGGGACAAGCTATTGCGTCCGGAGCTATTTCTGGCGTGGTACTTCGACTGCTCCGAGGAAAAGGCGGCGAAGATGATGCCGGAGCGGCAGGATGATGGTGGTTTATTTTCCGGTGGTGAGATCTGATGCAGAATTATGAGCCGGATGTGACTCAGCTGCTGGGGCTGTATCAGCAGCTGGAGGACGATATTGTGGCGGACATGGTGCGGCGTATGCTGAAAATGGGTTTTGTGTCGGAAAGTACGGCATATCAGGCGGAGGTGCTGCAATCTGCCGGAATCCTGTACGAGGACATTTTGCAGATGATCGCAGACCGGACAGATGCCAGCGTGGC